CGGTTTAGGAACCCGTCTGCAATCCTGCCACCATTTAACGCTTTATAAAAATTCTTAGGTACTGACAAACCAACCAGTGTAATAGCTGGTTTATGTGTTACACGATTCATCATCATTTCTTTGTATTGTTCTTGCACATTCATAAGTGAGTAGTTATCTGGTCGCAAAGTACCATGACAACGACCCCATGCTTCCATAAGTGTTTGTATACCATCTTCTCTATTAGTGTTGGTTGATGCCCCTATTGCTTCTAGTCTTTTACCAAACTCATCCATTATGGTTATCTGTGTTGGCCTCATCTTTAATACAGAATGCACAGCACCACTTGAGGTGTAGCCATCTCCTACAATTAGCTTTTCATGGTCACTAGCATTCAGCACACCTTCTACAAATGTTTTAATGTTTTCTTTACCTTGCCCCGATTTAGCAATACCCATGAAGTACATAGAAGAAAAGTTATTCATGTTGGTTCTATATATACGGCCACAAGTAACACTAGCTAGTGCCAGTGCACCTATCAATGATAGTTCTGGTTGTGGCACCTGTGCTATCTCCTCACAGAACTTAAACATGTCTTTAAGTAATCCTGGTGGGTTGAATAAGTCTTTTGGTTTCTGTATGCTTTCTGATGCTTGGATAAATAATGGTGCGATTCTATTTTTCCTATCGTGTGTGCTTTTAACACTCTCTACAACGCTGTCTATCTCTGTTTGTGGTAATGGAGGATTATTATTTTTATTCCAATTCTGCAGAAATATTTTTACAAATTGTAGATTAACGTTCTTAGATATTAGGTATCCAGCTATCCTTGCAGCTCCATCATTCCTAGATCCCTCCATAACACCATCAAGTGAAAATGGTGCAGTTTGTACTCCTGTTTCTGTTTTTGGGACACCTGTAATTTTTTGAAACTCAACCTCTGTAAAATCTGGTAAATCATTGTGATCATGTACCTTCCAATCAGTAAAAGTTACAGGCTTATATACTTGGCCGTTTGCGTGTCTGTTCCATGGTGCAATAATAAGACCGCCAACACCTCTTATATCTATTAATCTTTCTATGGGTGTTTCTGCAGTTCTTCTTGTTGCAAAGGTAGTATAGTTTTGTGGATTGTTATAATAGTAATGCATACCTTTACCAGTTATAACTTTAAATGGACAAGCAGGCATATTGTTCTCAACCCAATCCATAGCCTCTGGTGAATCAGCATCAACGACCACAAACTTACCGCAAACTAAAGCAACTTGTAAGTTATCTCTACCCTTAAACCATGATTCTACAAGGGTTCTAGCAGGCCTTACCTCTTTGTATTGCTCCCAACTACCTAGAAAAGATGGTGGTTTCTTGTTAGATCTTTGTAAGGGAACTACGTTATAGCCATCATCATAATAGGCGAGTGCTTGCTCCAAGGATGTATCGTCCTCGGTAATATTAAGCTGAAACACACTAAGCTTCTTGTGCTATATCATTTACTGATCCATAGATGCATTCAAAATCTAATCTGCCATCAGTAGCTTTAATAATTTGTTTGGCTTGATTAATGGTAGGTTGCCTATAACCATATCTCCATGACTTACATGAAGCCTCTGAACAACCAAAATCCTCTGCGGCTTTTTTCTGTCCAAGAAACTCAATGTATTCTTTAAGAGTGTATCTTTTTACAACTCTGTCGGTATGATTAGGTTTAACCCCAAGTGTTTCAAATTCTTTTAGTTTTTGTGATGATAATGACTTCATTCTATGATAATAGTTTGCTTGCCATACTAGATCTTCTCTATTGGTATCTTCCATGTTTTTCTCCTCGTAACTTTTATTTGAAAAATAATTACACATTGTAGATAAGTAGTATATAATATGCAAGTTAATTTTTAATTTTAAAGGAGATAGAGAAATGGAATTATCAAGTAGAATAGTATCTCCGCAAAAGTTAGTTCAAGACCAAGGTGCAAAAATCTTGGTGTATGGAATGGCTGGAGCGGGTAAAACAACATTAGCTAAAACTTGTCCTGGTAAGGTGCTTGTCATAAGTGCTGAAGCTGGATTGTTATCTATTAAAGATGCAAACAATGTAGAGGCTATTGAAGTAAAAGAAGCATCAGAGGTTATGGAACTACACGATGCTTTAAAGTCTGGCAAATTACAATATGACACAGTGTGCTTAGATTCAGTATCTGAAATAAGCGAGATCTTATTGACATGGGAGAAGTCTCGTAGCAAAGATCCACGAATGGCATATGGTAATGTCCAGGAATCTGTAACAAATTTAATGCGTGCTTTTAGAGATTTAAACATGCATGTATTATTTTTATGTAAAGAAGATATAGTAAATGACGATGGCATACTTAGACATGCACCAAAGATGGTGGGTACTAAGCTTGGCGAATCAATTACATACTTTTTTGATGAAGTGCTTGCTCTTCGTATTATAGAAGATCAAGATGAGGACGGTAAAAACGTTCAAACCAGATGGCTACAAACTACTTTTGGTCAAGGCTACAAAGCCAAAGATCGTAGTGGCAAACTTGAAAGTTTTGAAAAGCCAGATGTGAGTGCTCTAATTGAAAAGTTAGGGTTTACATTAACTAACGACAATATGGGAGATGCAAATGTCTGATTTCGGTGATGTAGAATTTTTTGATAACTTAGAGGAAATGTCATCTGGTGGCTTACCTCTTGCACCAGACGGTGAACACAATGCAACGGTTATTGCTACGGACAAATATAAGTCTAAAGCAGGTAATCATACGCTAAAGGTTACATTTCAACTTGATGGCGGTAAGTATCGTGATCATAATGAATGGTATAACCTTTGGGCTACTAACGAAGAAAACAAAAGAATTAGTACGGAGATATTTACCAGGCTTACTAAAGCTGTTGGATTTAAAAAGTATCCAGAAAATCATGGCGACTTTGTTGGTAAAAAATTGGTCCTTAAGACTGAACAAATAGATGATCAGTTTGAGGGTGATAATGGTGTTGTGAATACTAAGAAGACTAAGATCCGATTGTATTTGCCAGAGGCTGACTCTGACATGAGTCCACCTAAGGAAGCGATACCTCCTTTCTAAAGGTTGCTGTTTGACTAAGGGGCTTTATGCCCCTTTTTTATTGATTCTGCAATTAACAAAAATAATTCATTTTGCAGTTGTTGTGTTTTTTCTTTAGATTCTTGCAATCTTGCTTTTGTTTTTTCTATTTCTTTTTTTAAACTCATTTACGATCCTGCAATAATGCAAATATAAACAATAAACATAAAGCAATGACAGCCCAAAAACTCATATCTATAAAGCCCATCATCTGTTCTCCAGTTTATTACGTAGCCTTGTTAAGTACCATATGGCCTTATCAATATCTTGCACGTTAGAATCTTTATGATCTTCTCTCCAAATGTATTTAAGAGCTGCCGCTTTACAATAGCCCTTGAACTCTTCAAAGGTTAAAGCTGATTCTATTGCGTCTATACATTCAATAGGGCCTTTCTTGTAATGTGGTGGGTTTATGTTATCTGTTTCTATCATTTTGTTTCTCCATTCCGAATACATCTGCATGATGTAGATTAATAAGTTGTTTCACAATTTCACCAGTAGTCACTCTTCTTTTAGCTTCGTCTGAATATAAAGTTCTTAAAGACGTTAAGTTTTTACTTGTTGAAGGATCAACTTTAAAAGTTACTAATTTAGTATTTTGTTTTGCTTTTTTAAAATTTAGTTTATTCATTCTATTCCTCTCTATAAAAGTTACCAGTATCAAGCTCAACAACATTAGGACTGTTGTATATGGTTGCTTGTTTGCCACCACTCCACACTACTTTGTTGTATTCTTCTAAGTAATCGCTCAAAAAGTTCCAACCTACTTCCATATCGGTATGGTTCATTTTAAATACTTTACTTGCATAAGGTGGTTTCTTCTCTTGTGCTACAAACACAAAGTCATGTACCTGGAAACCAGCACGCTCAAAGCCACGCTTATACCATGCGGCTTGTAGATCATAGGAGTACCGTCTTACTGAATTGGTAAATCCCCTAACAGAACAATCAGCAGTGGTTTTGTAATCTACAAGCACTATGGCATTTTCCCCGTGTGGTTTATCAAACGGATTTAAAACTACGTCAGCTCTAGTCTTACATAGCAAATCTTGTTCATACCAGAATATTGACACCTCGTAGGGTGCATCAAAAGAGCTAGGATACTCTTTATCTGGATTTAGATAAGCTCTCGCTTCGGTTACTAAGCTGTTTTGCATACTATATATGGTATCTTTGTCTTTTTCGTTGATAACAATCAAACCCTTATCAAGACTTTCTTTCTTAAGAGCTTTGTTAGTATTGGTATATGGAGATCCAGTAATAGTAACTACATCACTAAAGAATGCTCCCTCTCCCTCTACAATTAATGAATGTGCCGCAGATCCAAAGTTCATAGCTGTTGTTTGCTCTATAACTTCTTCCAAAGCATGTAATTGACTTTGACTAAATCTTCTTATGTGTGAAGAAGATATGCCTGGCCCATTGTGATAAAAGCTATTACTCATGTTCGGAAAGTAATAAGCATCGCCTACCTTTTTATGTGGTAGATCTTCTAGCATATCAGGTAATTTATTCATGATGCCTCCTTAGATTTAGTAATATCATCTACTGCTGATTGCAGTTCTTTAATAGCAACACCACATTGCCAAACAAGGTAATTAATCTTATCTTGTTCTATTTGTTTCTCTAAGTCTTCCTTAGATGGATTTGTGTAACTGATTACTT